CAGTGCGGTATTGGGCATTACTCCCCGCACGTCCGCCTCAATGTGAGGCTCATAGATGCAATGAGCATGGAATAATTCGCCCATGTTTTTGTAGTGCTGTTTACGCATCAATGCGTAAGCACCTTCCATGTCAAAACAAAACCCACTACGGTCTGTGGTTTTTGTTTTGTACTGCAACCAGCCCGACATAAACGACGCTCCGCTTGCGCCGTTGAGAGATATCAACAAGGGTGTAGGATGTACTGGAGAATCGTTTTCTCCCAGTACATAGCACCATGCGTAGGAGCATGGCTTGTACAAATGTTTGTTACCCCAATAATCTACCTGGCGGGTCTCCCCGATTATCTTCCCTGTCTCACGGGATTTTGCATAGCGCGGTGTTTGCGCTATGATTACAAGCTTGGGTTGCAGAGCCATATACATCTCTTCCGTGTCACCAGATGCAAACTCATGCAACACGGGTTTCCAGCCTGGAGGTGCGTCAAAACCAGATGCTTCGGCATTAGCCTTGGTAATGGCAAACCCGAAGTCTGCCATCCCATGCTTGTTCCATCGGGGGTTGATTATTTGGCAGAACGGCTGACGCTCTGCCTGTTGTGGGGAAAATTCCCCACTTTCAAAATCCATTATGTCTGTGTCTATCTTTGTTGTCATTGTTGTTACCTGTTTTGCATTGTGTATTCGCGCGGATTTGATAAGGCATCGCACCCAGCCATTGTGTTAAACCGTGGCGTATTCTCGCTTGGTCAATTTAACCAAGTTCTTGGCAACTGGTCGCCAGTCGTCGAAGAAGTCTTCGCCATCTAACGTCCATCCCCATCGGTCATCTAGCCAGATGTATCCGGCTAAAGTCCCGTTGAACCTCACGGAGTATTGCTGACCCCAAAGGTCAACAAAATTCATATCTTCGATAATATACCCTATCTCTTCGATAGGCTGGTTTATGCGACCACTACCACGCTCGTCATTGAGCGCAAAATTTTCTGCATCTTCGTAGGCTATGAATAGCAACCTGTCCAAGCCTTTGCGGACAGCCCATGAGACCGTATCGTGGTCTCTGTCAAACACTATTTCTATTGTGGCGACTACATCGCCATTTTTGACCACCTCGTGGTAGCCAAAATCTATAGCCACTACTTGCAATTCTGTCTCTAGTTCCGCTTCTAGTTCCGCCTGTGCCACCTCTTGTGGCTCTACTAAGATAAGTCCTGCGTTTACGCAGAATCTCTCTGCTTGAAGGTAGGTTTCTGTGCGATGGATAATCTTACCCTCAGACACAACCATGTAAGGCTGTGTCAAACCTTCGTAGCTATCGCCATCGAACTCGATGACGGCGGATTTTTCCTCTACTTTCGCTAGAGTCTTAGCTTGATGCGCCAGAATAGCCTCTACCCAATTATTAATCAACCTCTTGTCGCCACTGGGCAAAACGCCCATGTCAGCAGCGACTTTCTTGACCTTGACCATTCCTCTGTTAAGGAGTTGTTGACGAGAGTAGATAGGGTGTGACATAGTTAATTAGACCTATTAGGTTGAAGGCGATCGCTTGACTTTCCACGGTGCGGCGGTCGCTTTGTTTATATCTCAATTATTACGCAATAATTGAGATATGTCAACCCCTCTTGAGAAATTTCTTGTAATCCTCAACAGATAAGGCTTTCCGTGCAAAAAGTTCAATTAACTCAGATACAGATGTCCCTCTTAGAAGAGCTTCTTTTTGCAAATTCTCCCACGCGGTCGGGGTAACGCAAATAGTGTGTCTGACTTTATTTTCGATGTAGCGCGGCTCTCGTGGCCTGAGATTTTTTAAGCTTGCCATAAATATCTATTATTGTGGATAAATTGAGCATAGCATGATGTTCAATGCTTGCGTCTATCGAATAAAAGATGAAGTTATAGGGATATCTGTAATATTTATGTAGTCTGGCAAGCGTAAAGTAACTTGCGTTACTCATGCTTACCAGAAGTTACTAAACACAAAGGAATGCTATGAATAATTTAGCACATATCGAGAAAAATATAGTGTTATCATGTAATAGATAGGTCAACACGGTGAGGGAGCGCGCAATACTCCCGCCGTTCCAGTTGACAGTCCATTACAGTCCAAAATGAACTTATGAACAGTTTAGCAAAAATTGATGTAATTCAGAAAGATGATGAGCTAGTTGTTGATTCCCGACTGATAGCCAAAGAACTGGGGATTGAGCATAGATCATTTTTCAGGACTATCAGAAAGTATCAGACCGAGTTACAGGAATTTGGACACCTGCGATTTGAAAACGCATCTGTAGTAAGCTCATCCAAGGCAACAAATATTACACTGTTTGCCTACTTGAACGAAGATCAAGCTACTTACGTAATGACCCTATCAAAAAATACTGAGCAGGTCAGAAAATGCAAGCGAACACTGGTTAAGTCATTTTCAGAAGCCAAACAAATAATTAAAACCGTCATTCCTGCACAAAATGACCACATCCGCGAACTAGAGCTACGTTTGCAATTAGCACAGGCGGAAACTCAAAAAGCTTTAGCGGAAAAAGCCGTACTTGATGCACGTCATTTAATTGTTGCTACTTGCCCTGAACCTGTGCAGCAAAAGATACTCGGTTACTCTGTTGTGGAAAAAGTGGAGTATCGCGATCGCATTATTCATGAGCAGGATTTAATTAATGATGGTTCGACCATTAACAAGACTGCTTTATGTAGACGCTATGGCTTTGTGTCCAAGAACGGAAAACCCGATTATATTAAATTAAATAGACACCTTAATTCGTTAAATATTCCTGATTATGCTTGGGAAAACGTGCCAAGCATTAGAGAGAATCAGGAATTGCGGCGAGATTATTTAGAGGAATTAGACAAGAAGATTATTGATGATTCCCGTCAATTATGGTTTGGGGAATGAATAAAAAAACCTGCTTTGTGGCAGGTTTCTATACAAGGTTGGATTACATCTTTATTGTAATCTTATTTCTAGATTTTGTAAATATTTAGCTCCCTTCCTTCCAGGTTTTAAGTGCTTTAATCCTGGCGTTAATTCTATTTAATTTTTCTTCGGTTTCTTCCTTGTCAGCACTCAGATTCATTAATTCCGCATCTATTGACTGCTCTAATGTCCAGCCTAGATTTTTGTGTTCATTCCAAGTAGTTTCAAGCATATTTACAATCCTGCGAACATCATCCATATTTCTGCAAACATAGTCAACGGAATTTTTAGACCAGATGAACAAAGAACGCTCAACTCGCCATTTATCTATTTCCGCTTTTTTGGCTAGTGAGGGAAAATCACAAGCATAGGGTTTTGCCCATATAGGTAGTGTAAGTGAATGGATGTCGTGCATATTTGATTCTCATTTTGTTTTTTCATTGTTTGCTTGTTTGGATCTTCCCTAATTTCCCGGTGTTCGCAATATCCGACGATTGCGGTTCATGTCACATACTCCGCGTATTTAAAAAGTGGTAAATCCGTGTAAATCGTTTGCCTTGCTAGCCGCTGATGCTCAGAATCTATCCACTCTCTTGTGTATGTCTTGGGATAAGAGTAATCAGATTCTAGGCATTCACTGATTAACTCAATTTCTGATTGAGTGATATACCCTAAACCTAAGAGCAATTCTTTGTTTAGTTTCTGCCATATAATGCGGCGATCACCTATATAAATTGCTCCTTTCTTTTTTGTTCTTGCGCTATTTATTCTTTTGGAATTTCGTAGTTCTTCCAAGATGTCTCTTATACCTACAAACGAATGACGAGATAAATCCGCTTTTAAAGTATTGACAGAAACAACTGGACACATAATGCATCCCATTCTTAAACTCCCTTTCTCATCGGTAGCGTTGTTATATGTTGCTGTTAGAGCATTAAATACTCCTTTATAAAGTATTGTTTCATCTGCATAAAAAATTAAATCCCAAACATCACAATTCCGGAAATTGATTATTGGATCAATAGAGGATTTAATTTTGTCTATTCCACATTCTCCAGTGGAACATCCTTTTTCCTTTGACCGAAGTCTAGAATCTCGCGCAGAACTTTCTCCATAGTGTCGTCCTGTAATAACCATTCCTCCTTTTTTTACTCTATCTTGTGGTTCGATTTTTAGGTAATGTGTACACCATCTGTTTTTCCAGTCAGGGACAGGATATCCTACAGCAAATTGGTAAAACCAATAGCTTTGTTTTGGATACAATATCTCCAAAGATATTGTATCCAATGAGTTTTGAATAGCGGAAATAAGTTCGTACAATAATCTTGTTTCAATTAATGTATTCGCAAAAAACAGCCTAAAATTATGTGTTTCCACATCCCTAATTCGCTGCCACAGCAGAAACACGATCAAAAGTGCGTGAGAGTCTTTGCCACCACTAAACGCTAGATGATACTTCCCGGATTTATCCAAGGAATCAAAAACCGTGATTGCGTCTAAAACCTTTTGAAGAAGTGGCTTATCTTCACATTTAAGAATGGAAGAAATTATTTCTAATGTATCGTTAGACATTCTGGTATCCTTATAAATTTGATTCTGATTCATCTGGATGCCCAAGCGTTGAATCTTGAGACAAACAATTGAGAAGATGGTGGCGATTTGATTCAATTTCCATTAATTCATGCAGCGTTATTTTTACTTGAGAAAGTCGTCTCCTGACTTCGTGAAGTTTTTCTTGGTAGTATTTGAAAACTTCGTACTCGTCTGTGGAAAGTTGCTGGCAATACTGCATTTCCAACTTTTCTAAGTGTAGTTTTAGTGCATTTAATTTGATAATATTCATGGCTAATATTGTGGTTTTGCTAAATTTTTGAATTGCGCTCTTGGGGCATCGTAAAGTAATTTTACTGTTCCCGTTCCCGAATCGCGCCCCTTGGCTACAATGACTTCTCCAATACCTCTGTTTGGAGTATCGGGATTGTAATATTCATCTCGGTATAGCAGGAACACAAAGTCTGCATCCTGCTCAATGCTTCCTGATGCCCTTAAATCTGACAGCATTGGGCGGTTATTTTGCCGTCCTTCAACGCCCCTGTTTAGTTGCGCTAAGGCAAACACGGGACAGCTGAAACCGGTTGACCCTGACGACAAACTCTTCAGCAGCCGACTAGCGCGGCTGATCTTACTTTGCTCATCCCTTGCATTCTCTTCAGTGCTTGCCAAAATATGGATGTGGTCTACAAATATCGCGCCTGGTCTTTCTCCAGTGCGGGCAATGGTGCGGCGAATAGTGCCGTTGATGTCCAATACATCCATCTGTGAATAATCGCAAATGTATAGCTTAGACTCTTCTGATGTTTCCATAGCCATAGATATCTGCGTCCATTCATGGCTGCTTATCATCCTAGGTGCTTTGAGCTTTGCGCCTTCAACATTTGATAATCGCGTTGTTAGCCGTCTAGCCAATTGAATTTTATCCATCTCTAAAGAGAAGAAAAACACTGGTCTATGCTGACCGTTCTGCTTAGATGCGATGTTCCAAGCTATATCTAATCCTATGGCTGTTTTGCCCATGGCGGGTCTGCCACCAATTACAACAAATTGGTTCGGCTCAAAGCCGCCTGTTAGCGCGTCCAGGTCGTAAAATCCAGATTGAATGGGGACAATTTCCCCTGATATTTTCTTTTCCATTTCGCCATACATTTCTTGCATAGCGGTGGATACGTGCGCTAATTCAGGTCGGTCGTCTGATTGGGATTGAGTCAAGTCAAATATGCTTTTCTGTGCCTCTTCCAGGATTTTGGGCAGTTCCAGTTCGCTGCTGTAGGCTAGTTTGATGTTGCGGTGGGAGATTCGGATTAGCTCCCGTCTGAGGAATTTCTCATAGACAATTTCAGCGAGGCTATCTATGTTAATCGCGCTGACGGTGCTGTCTAGCAACGCCCTTAGCTTGGTTCTGCCACCGATTAATTTAAGGTAGCTTTCACCGCGCAGGTCTACCTTGTCTGATAAGCGGGACGCAACGCTTACTATATCTGTGGGGTTGGACTCTAAATGAAGTTCTACCATGACGCGGTAAATCATGGCGTGGCAATGCACGTAAAATGCCTCGGCCGGCAATCTGCCATGGATTCTCTCTATGGCACTGGGGTCTAGAAGGATTCCCCCTAAAATTACCTGTTCAGCCTCGACGTTTTGGGGCGGGAGGCGGTCTAATCCGTCAGATGCTAGGTCTAGGTTGTTTGACTGAAACATGATGTCTTGTCCTGGATTTTTAAAAAAAGATTTATTTTGACCATTCCCATGTGGGGAATTTTTCTTTGGCATAGCGATACCAAGCGCGGTTATCCTTCCCTGCAAAAAATTCCTCTAAAGAGCGGCTTTTCAGGTATTGGGTACGGTGGTGGTATTCGTGCTGAATTTCATACCAATCCTTCAAATATTGGGGAATTTCCGATAGTTCCTCTGATGCTTTCGATAAGTCTGGAGATGGAAGAGTGCAGCTTGGGCGATCGCATAAGTTCATCAAGTTCACCCAGCCACCCTTAGTCCGTTCCCATTGATTGATAATGGCTATGGCGTGGCCATACTTCTGTTCTGGCGTTGACTTATCCTTTCTTGCCAAGTCAATAGCCAATTTTTTGACTATCTCAGGATTGCAGTTCTGGAATTGCGCGGACATCTGCTTGGAACGCCAGGGCAAAACCCAGCCTTGCCATTTGGCTCGGTCCCTAAAAATGCCTAGCATCTCGGATGGTGGTGCAGTGTCGGATGTATCTGGACTCAACAAGAACGCATCTATTAATTCATAGACATTTGCCGCTTGTGCGTAAGCATTTTGAAGCGCGGCGGCGGAATATCCGTCCTTAGATTGGGTTATTGGTGAGTTGCAAACATCTGTCCTTTTATCAGAAAGATTATTTATATCTGTTGAATTAGATTTAAACCCATCACAATCGCGGGCTTCTTTCTCTTTTTCTTCTTCTTTTTTGTCTTCTGAATTTATGTTCTTCTTATGTGGGGGGTCGCATCCACCGACGGATGAACCATATACTCGGTCGTCCACCGGTGGTTTACCCACCCCTGGTTTACCCGTCGGTGGTTCGTCCACCGGTGGGTAAACCACCCCTGGATGTGTGGCTTTAAAGAGGCTGCATTCCTCTTTATCTGCAAATACATAATAGTCCCAGTCGTAACGCCCATGGGAATCTTTAATTTTTAGTCTAAGCAGATATCCATTTTCTTCTGCTTCTTTGATGATGGTTCTCAATTTTTCTCGACCATATCCCAGCCCTGCCTTGATGCTGGCAAAAGATACGGAGAATCCGTCCGCATGAGATTGTATCCAGGCGATGAAGCGAAAAGTCCCATCACCGATGTTTTGATTACGAATCAATTCATTGGGTAACTTTGTGTACCCTGACACGGGCATTCCGCCCTTACATATTTTTCCCATTACATCCTCCTTGGACGCAATGGTATATCTGTCTGATTGACAGACATTTGAAAATTTCCTATCATTGAGATGCTCCTTGTGGACTTAAGGCTAGGGGTCGTCCCTCGACTATTTCCGGTAGTGCGGGGGAAAATTTTTTACTACTCTGCCAATAATGACTGAGCGTATGCCAAAACTTGATCCGCAATGCTTGGCTTGCGGTCAAGACATCTAGCGATATCTTTAACCTGTTTTTCCAAAGCTGTCGGGATTCTGACAGCCTTGGTTTTACCTGTGAACCATCCAGGCTTAAACAAAACCTCCTGCGGCGCGGGGGCGGGCTTTGGGTTTGCCATGTTTCTCCTAATTGACTGATAATATCATATCCTATTGACGGGTTACTAGTCAATAGGAAGTAAATAAAAGTTTTCATTTCTTCTGAAAAAACTGCGGGTCTTTTCATTTTATCGGCAAAGTTATCAAGATTTCGATAACTTTGTTTGCAACAAAAAAGCGGGCTGTAAACCCGCTTGCTGACTACATTCCCGTTGATTTGTAATACTTGCAGTTATTAGCCGTCTCTGTAAATATTGGTGCAAGTGCTTCCTTTAGATATTCTTTATCATCCTCTGTATAATCCCATACTCTGTCCGTTGGTGCTTGGCTTCCACTTGGATGGTTACAGTCCCCTTCATAGCTATACATTTCGTTGTCCTTTTCAATAAGGAATCCTGAATGTATGCAGTTTGTACAACTTTTCATGCTGTCCTTACCTTTTTAAAATCTTTGTCAGTCCAGGTATCATGTCCCTTTGGTGGCTGTATCAACGCTGAAGTCTTTACCCATTGCTTTGGAGCGGGCAGCGCGTGGGATGGATTAACAGCAGGTGGTCTTTCTAATTGCCATTCCCCTTTTCTGTCCCCACCAACAATCTTTACCAAGTCCCCTTCATAAAATGCGTATTGTCCCACATTTGCCTTCCAGGGTTTGAGGACTGCGACAGGTGGCAGTGGTGGTTTGTCCTCAAAAACCGCTGTGTATTCATTCCCGAAAAGTTCACCCCATGTCATTTCCCTGATTGATTTTGTAGGTCGTGATGGTGTGGTTGGTTTGGTGATTGGGTCACTGACTGTACCGCCCCATAACTCTGGTTTTTTTGATTTGATGATTTCCTCAATGACTTGAACACGGCAAGCATCTTCTGGTTTTTGATAGCAATTTAGGGTTATATCGTCCTTAATTTTGCTAATCCAAATGTTGATAATCTGGTCTTTTGCTATCATTTCTTCTCTGAATTTTTCAGAGTATTTCTGTTGTGCAATCTCATCTTGATTCGATGATTGCCAGAACCTTGTCAAGTCTTCCGATGGTGCAAATAATAGCAATGGACTAAACTCGCATCCTTCAGGAGTGGGTAGTGAAATTGAGATGCTCGTGCCGACTTGCTCGCCTGAATAATGTGATGTGTAAATCATGGTTTTAGTAAGGTGGTAAAGCTATCGTTTTACCGATAGCTATGGACAAAATAAAGCTATTTCCAAATCAATGAAATATCTGATTGTGTGGCTTGCCTGTAATCCGTAATCGCTGAATATGGAATGCAAGTCATTAGCCAAATCCGACTGTAAAATGCCATGGAAAACACCGTAAATCTATTGCCACCAATGACATTAAATTCTATGGGAGATTGATTTAATCCCCAATAAAAATCGTCGAATTTTGGACTGTGCATTGCGCCCCATTGCCAGCATTTTAATGTCGCTATTAATTGTTCAATAAATGTTGGCTCTGTGATTGATTCTGTTGTTTTAAACTCTTCTATTTCAATCATGATTTCTCCTGTAAATTAACGCTACAATTCCCAACAAGAACAACAGTAAAGCATCAATTGTGATGACTATTATTCCCAGTCTCCATAGGTAAATTCCTATTGACATTGTTTCTTCCATTACGTTTTCTGTTGATGTAATCTTGGATAACTTGACAGTATCTTATAGCAGATTTAGGGCTATAAGCGTATATGGATTCCATTTGTTGAATTTGTCCGTTATTCATATTAGGAAACATCTTGATGATGTCTTCTAATACAAGTTTTTTGATTGCTCTGGAGTCCACGGTTTTATTCCTTTGTCTTTAACTAAAATCGGTTTTTTGTTGCCTGATAAACAGAAACAAATGGTTGCGCTTGGTGGCGTGTTGCGGAAATATTGGGAAACTTTTCCTTCTGCTTTTAATTGCTTTAGGGATTCCCAAAGAACTTCGTAGCTAATACCCAGAATATTCTTTATCTCATGGGCAAATAAATCGCGCCTAACCAATAGATTCACTATCTTCTCGTTGGTATTCATGTTCGTTTGCTGTGTAGTAAATGTTGTTATTTTTGACTATTTCTAGCACCTTACCAATGTCTTTCAACTTCTTTAGAGCAACGGCAATCAACGACATTGGTTGTTTGATTTGCGTGCAGATTTCATTCCAAGATTTTTCTTCTTGGATACAATCAATTAATTCTTTCTCAAATTCAATAATCATGGTGCAAATTCCGATATAAACTTCATTCCCAATCCGTGAAAACCGCCAGGCTGAAAGGATAAAACAGCGATGGCTATGGCTAATCTATTAAATATTTCCCCAGCCTTTCCAGGCTCACCACCATAGAGTAAAGTATCGCCTTCATGGGCGATTAATTCGGCTGTATTAATAGCCTCTTTTAATAGCCTGTCACCGATATATCCGGCGCGATGTATCTCGGATATTCGCAGCATCACGGCAAATTCTAGCGTTGGCATTAACGAGGAACTCATCATTTCCCTCTCTTTTCTGGAGGTGTCATTAAGCGCTGTTGGCACTTGTTGACATGGAACATATACACAGGCTTCTCCGCGCCCTTGGGTCTATCGTCGCGGACTTCGTGTTTTAGTCGCAGTCTTCCATCTCTGACCATACAGCGCAATTGGTCGGGTTTTTTGCCTAGAATTGCGGCTGCGGCTGCGGTGTTAAGCCACTGATTGCCCCTGCCTGTTTCCCTTCCCATCACTTCAATGAAAAGGTTTTGAAACTCGGTCATGGCCGCATTTACGGCTTCGTTTATCACATTATTCAATTCCTGTCTGGACAATATGACAGTTTCTTGTCCATCCCTAGATAGAGAGTCTGGACTGTCGTTGATGCTAAGGTTATTTTGCATAGCTTTATATGCGTTTATCGAACTTTATCGTAGTTTATCGTATTTTCTATACCTTTATCGTAGCGGAACGGTGAGACTATGGAAATTAGTTGTAAATTTTTGCAAACATGAAAGCAGGAAACCTAATTAAAAGTATATGTAGCCGTGCTTCTAGCATGAATCAAGCTGCTAAAAAATCTAAGATTGCTCAGTCTACTTTGAGTGAATGGCAGTCTGAAAAAGTCACTCCAGGATTAGAGCGATACGTAGATTTATGCTTGGCTATGGGGTGTCGCCCTGGGTTTGAATTGGATCAGTATTTGGGATTAGGTGGAGCTAAACCACGTACTGCGGAGGATGTATTGGGTCAAGTTTTGGCGTTAAATGCTTGTGAACAGCAGCGATTAATTTCGCTTATAGCTGGCAAATATTCTGAGTTTTTAATGGTATCAAATATGATTGATGTAGATTGTCTAATAGCTTTAATTCTTCAGCATCTTAAAGCAAACAAGCTAAGTCCTGAAAGGTTCGCTAAAAATGCTTATATGTCTATTGAACAATATACGGCATTGATGCACGGTGTGTTACCTGCATCTGTAGAGGATGTTGAGGGATTGCTGTCTGTGTTGGCCGTGCAATTGAAAAACCCGCACACCAAAGAAACTTTTGATACGCGGGATGCGTTGATTGAGTTTTGCCGTCTTAGGAAATCAATTCACAACCAAGAACGCGAACCCAACGACACAAATCATTATTGAATTTGACTAGTTGAGCGTCAACGGTGAATTTTGCGGCTTCTCCAGTGAAAAGATAGGCTGTGTAAGTATAATTTCTTAGTTCTCTGTCTTGTAGTAATAGGGTTTTGTAGCGTTGCAACTCTTCTGGTATCCAATAGCTGCTCATGTTAGCACCTAGCCAATTGTTGGCATTAATACCAGAGCTTTCGCTAATATGGGAGTTAGCGAATATACCCTTGTCATCTTCCATCCTGACTAAAGAGGATGGGTGATGATGTTTCATGATTTCATGAATAATTTCCGCTTCTTTGGTTGTTCTTGCGTTTACCATTGCTTGTACTATAACTGGAGGCTTGGGTTTGGGGTAGTACAAGGTAGATTTGTATTCTCCCATGTCGGATCTGAGTGTGATTTTTTCCCAATGTTCCCCTGACTCAATCAAAGAATTAATTAATTGATGTTGTTTTTTGAGTAACTGTACTAATGTACTATCAGTATCGGTAATTATTAAAATTTCCGTGCCTACTCTGAATCGTTTGCAGCGACTCAGTAGAACAGATAGGTTCTCAATCATATCCTGCTGATTAAACGTAAAATTAAATCGCTCTTAATTTTACACTTATGTACTGGTAAATTTATTAAAAATTTCTAAATGGTCAGCATCGGTAATATGTCGTTGATATTCCCGTAAATGTACGGTTGTACTATGTCCCATCCACTTAGCAGCTACGGATATGGGGATTTTATATTTTAGTGCGGCTCGGACTGCCCATGCGTGGCGCAAGTCGTAGGGAGCGAAGGATACTTTGTAGCGTTTAAGAGATTTGTATATGACGTTGCCTATGTCCTTAAAGGTTCTGTCATCTGTTTTAATTGTTGGCTTGTGCATCTCCCACAGTTGCCAATCCGTTACCCATTCTAGTGGCAATGGATAGGCCAAGCGTGTACCTGTTTTGCCGTCTAATATTTTGCATCGGTGGGGATGCTCTTGTTCTATTTCACAGAATAACGCTTCGTGGGGTCTTAGTCCGTAGGTGGCGATTGCGCCAAATACCCACAACCAAGACGGGTTCGTAATCTTTTCTCTATTGGTAATAATCTCATCTTCTGTTGGCAGTTGCCTGATGATTTGGCTGGCACTGCTGTAATTGCCTTGGTATTTCTTTAAGCTGCATTCAATGCCCGCTAATTTGGCTAATTGCTCAAATTTCTGGCAAATCCGTTGACGAGTCCAGGTATTTGCTTCGGTCTGTATGGCTGTGGCTATCAATACCTCACGGGTTAGGGGTTTGTCTTGGGGTAGGCGGCTAAAAAATACTTCGTAGTGGTCTTTCCAGGTTTGCTGCTTGGTTGGTTCGCGGCCATTGGTCGCAAAGTATTCTGTCTTAAATTTCTCAATCCAATATCGGCACGTCCCCACATTTGTTGGTTCGGATTCTAAGTATTTTGACCAGTCAAAGCCACCGGTCACTAGAAGTCCGCCAATGATTTTGGCTTCGGCTTCAGCCCGTTGTAGTCCTGCGGGGTTGGCATAAATTCCCAGTGCTAGGTATTGCTGATAGGGAGCGCGTTTATCAGAACCGGGCTTTGGTGGCAGGGTAGCGCGAAGGGAAAGGCGATCGCCGCGTTGGCAAACTGTAACCCCAATCCTGCCAGCCTTGAGCCGTTCGTTAACAGATTCCAAAGTCCATTTCATTGAACTATTCCTGAACTAAAATATTTATTTAAGATGCAATATAAAATCATATAAAGCAATATTCCAAGCGCGCACAAGTGCCACGGATAAAATAAAAAGCCTTGGAAAACCAGGACTTTAAAGAACGGGTACGACAGGACTCGAACCTGTGACCGTCCGCTTAGAAGGCGGTAGAAAAAATCTTGTAATTTATTGTTGGCAAGGGTTTTCAAGGTAGTTCAAAAATATTGAACTAAAACTGTGCTATGATGATTTTACGCCGGAACTCGTTAATTCTAATATAGGCTTCATGCCTTGCGAATTACAGGAATGGCGTTTTCGCGGGGTAGTTTAATGGAAAAACCGTCGGTCACTTAGGTGCGGACGTTAAATGAATGGAGAGTTCGATTCCTCCCCCCGTGTATCAACACCTTAATTTATTGCTAACTCCTGAGAAATCAGGAGTTTTTTTGTCATTAATGTATCTTTGCTACAATGTAACTGGCATTGCCAGTGACTATATTTTTAAGGCTATGAATACATGGTTAGAAGTTGCGGCGGAAAACGTCTGCTTGCTAGAAATAGATTTGGATAAAATTATTAAAGTAATCGTCAAGCGAACTAAAGAGACTTTAGCAATACGATTGGCTATTTCAGAGCATCAAGTAGCGGAAATATTATTTCCTAATATTAAAATTTATTGTGCTATATCCAATTATCCTCCCCAGTGCGAAATTATCTATCATAGGTTCTTTGACCGTAAATATTATTGGGCCGTGAAAGATGGTTCAATTGCGGAAAATATTAATAGCTTAAATGGTACTTTTGTAGATGGTGTAAGACTTTTAAGCTATGAAGTTAAGAAATTACAACACAACAATACAATAACTTTTGCTGGACAACCTTCCCCTTGGATAAAGTTTTGTGATTTAACCCAAAAAGAAGAGGATTGTATATGAAAAAGATTCAATTTAATTTCTATAAAATCTGTATATTTCTAGGAATAGCTGGCGGTAGTTTTGGGATTTCTAGGCTGGTTGTTGCTGCCTTTCCTGCTGTTGATAAATTTACTATTTTTAGTGCCTTCTTTTTTCCTATCTTTGGTTGGTGGGCAAAACTAGAAGCTGATTTATCTAAAAAATCTGAGGATTACAAAACCTTGGAAGCACAGATGGAGGCTCAAGATAGAATCCATGAAGTGGCATTGACTGATTTACAAGGTCGCTTTGAGTTCCTGAATTTGCGTATTGATCAGGTGATGGAAAGTCAAGAAATGAGAGCAGCTATAGCTAAAAATTCTAAGAAAATCAAGGAGATTGACGAAGCCTTGATAAGACAAGGCTTGAAAGATGCCTAATCTTGCCTTTGAATCTCCCTCTTATAATGGCGGTTCAAATATTAGTAAATCAGCAGAAGCACCACATCTCACTCTTAGGAGCGTGGGGTGAATGCGCGTGAGTTGAGTTGCGTAGCCCAAATTGTATTTGAGCGTAGCGAAAACAAAGAAGGCTACAGCGATGAAACGAACAAAATATTAATTTTATGTTATTATAAAAAAGTAGGTGTAGTCCACTAAATCAGCTTCAATAGTAATAAATGTAAATACATCTGATGCTAATTCTTTCCGCCGTAGTCAAGCACAAATGGGGAGGGATGCAGGGGAACAATTAAGAAGGAGTATGCAGCGTAATGGATAATCAAGAATTAGAAACTATTGAATTAGATGCAATATCTTTACTTGATCACCTGTCGGAACAAAGCACCAACCTAGCCATGTGCTGGAAAATCACAAAAGACAATAAAGTTATTCAAGGTTTTACCGACTACGATCAAAACCTTGTCATTGAAGGTGTGGTTTACAAAGCAGTCACAGAGCTTAATGCCACTTATTTTATTCTAGAAGACATTAGCGAGGCAGGTTTAGTAGGTGGTGAGTATAATCGTGCCAGAGTAGATGTGTTCCTATGCCGTCCATTGTCTCCGTCCTCCGATTTTCTTGAGCATATTCTCTTAGATTCTTTCTATTTTCTTAGAACAGACCCATTATTATTTCAAATCATAAATTCCCAAGTAGAAAAATACTTTGGGGATTGCAACCGAAACAATATGGTACAGAAGCTGATCAAGAAAAGTTAGAGCGCATTTTTAAAAATGTCTTCATGGAAGAGTCGCACCAGAAGCCCACACTCACCCGAAGGGGAGTGTGTGGAGTATGTCACGCTACGACTTTGGAACAATAGGCGGTCTACAATTCAATACCACATGGAAAATTATTATCAGCTAATATTCCGCCTAATTCCTCAATCTCTTCCTGTGATAAGCCGCCAGGAATCCCCTCTATGGTTGCCTTTGCCAGCGCCATAAACAAATCCATGTTCCGATATTGCACCACAGTTTGTAATGCTGAAAAAGCGTTAGGGTTCTGTGTGGTCAGTATTTTCGTAAAGAAACTACTACTAGCTAAAGCAGGGAGAATATTGTTCCACTTGGGTGGGTTGGGTTCAGTCATATTGTTAATTGCATTAAGGTATTTTTCTAAAGGTGAGTCACCGGGTGAATTGGGGTAAACATTCTGAAACCAATCAGCTTCATAATATTCTTTAGCATCAGGATTATTAGTCTCAAATTGTTGTAAATCTCCATCCACAACATAAAGAAGATCCCCGTTTGCCTCATTAGTTGCTATTTGGGTAAGTGTGTAAAACTGATTAAACCCGATATTGCTAGAGACGATATATGCTTTCATTATTATAAATAAGTAATGGTGCAGTTGTTAGCGTTGTACCCGTTAATTCCCATGTTTACGGCAAAGAATAGTGGGGCTAAGTTGGTTGATAAAAGACTGCCAGTGCGTCTGACTTGATAAGTCCCGTCGTTTAGCTTAACAGCAATGGTTACTCTGCGATTTTGCAAAGTAAATCTCACCACAGCGGGTAATTTTTGTGATGTATTTTGCGAAATACTCATCTCGTAAGACGCTGAACTTCCTTCTCCTGCGACTGGCTGCCTGTAATCAGCTTGGAAAAAACCACTGACATAACTAAATGATTTTGTGAAAAGGCTCGCAGACATTGGTTGGCCGTCCCCGGTTAGGGTAAAGTCTATTTGTACATTTTGTGTACTAGCAAAACTAACGGTAGAAATAGATGAAGCCATCCACGTAGCTGGATCATAAAATCTAGCATTATTAAACCCTTGGTGTCCAACATCAGGGTGATTTCCTATTCCGCTCAGAATTATTGTTGACAAAGACGCGGGGATAGATAATGCAATATCAGCGATCGCATTAGCGTAAGAACTTGCGTAACGTAGCTGTGTTGGACTAACGAAAATGGCATAGTATTTTTGCGTTCCTGTAACTGAACCATTTTGGGCATTAAACAGCTTTACATACATCACATCCCCAGTGACAAAAGGGTGAGCGGGAACTGTGAATGTACTGTTGGTGCTATCTGCCCACGTCCCACTACCACCACCTCCAGTGGTTGAAAAAGACCAAGGGGAGGTGTAAGGGGCGATTAGATTGGCTGTTATCGTACTTCCTGGCATTTTAAACCTCTAAGATATTAATGCTTGCACGGATGGTTGTTGTGAGATTGGATAGGGAAAAGGACTCTGAAAATTCATAAGTTCGGGTAGCATTAAAAGTATTTGGGGTATCCCAAATAACATCATTGTTACTAACTGGAATACTTGCATCAATAGCACACATCCAAAGCTCATCACTTTTTAATAGGAATTGTTGCCCAAAATCTCCTGTAACTTGAGCGTCATTAGTATATTGCGCTGTTAGAAAAGTTCTATTGAGAGCAAATAAATCCTCTAAGTTGATGTTTAATGGCTTGGTTGTTGATACAAAATATTGTCCAATTTGAGTTCCCCCAATTACAAAACTATTTCTGTTAGTATTAAACTGAATTGCAGAAAGATTGTTAATAGATGTCCAGGTATTTGTACTTTCAATTGTGGGATTTTTAATTAATACAATTCTCCATGCTCCAGAGGTAGCTAAAATATTTATTTCTGCGGTAAGTAAATTGCTGAAATTCTTCTTACCATTAATAAAATCTCTAGCTCTAATTCCTAGTATTGGAAATGGAGAGCGACTAGGAGAAACTAATTTAGATGCAGATATTGAGTTAATTTCTGAGGTACTAATGGGGATACCTAAGCTAGTAACTGAAGTCCCATATTTTGACAGGGTTTGTAATGTTGTGGATTGTCCAACATTCTTGACTTCAAAACTAATGGGTATTGCTTCTTCATCAGTGATTCTATCTTGGGAGCTATCAGAATCGTTGTACAAGCTGTGAACTAATACCCATCTAGCACTGCCACTAATCTCAACATAAGCCCAAAATCTAGCACCTATTCCGGCTGTGCCTACCTCAATTCCAAACATTCCTACATTGGTAAAAGTTTGGATATGTCCATTAGTACCATCTAGTTTGTTACCATTAAATTGACTTCTTGGTATTTCTACTTCATTGGTAGACCCTCCTAAAGTGCGACGATAACCAACTTTAAAATTATCAGCTTGTCCGTTGCCATAAATCCTGAAGAAATATCCTGAATTGCCTCCAAACAATCCCCATGATTTTGAGCAATTAGGGTTATCCGAAAGAGTCATTGATACAGCTACAGTAACTAAAATTGGATTAGCTGCGGCACTAAATACTCTATTAGAATAGAGTACAGTCTGCTGGTAGCCAATACCCGCACTTACGGGATAATTTCTTAGCTGAATTGCACTAACTTGAGGCAGGAACTTAACCTCAGTTAGTGAACCGGGGTAGGTTGCCCTGGCGTTGATTCTTTCAGTCCAGATAATGGATTCAGAACCTTGAGGCATAGTGCCACCATCAGTAGTATCTGATAGTTGGACACTCCATTGGTTAGGCTCGCTGTCGTAGTTAGAAACATTTCTAAATAGAATGGAAGATTTGACTTGTCTTCCTAAAGCAAAAGCATCAGTAACGTTTTCGCTTGAGGGTTTGTAAATTGGGTTTACTAGCTCCGCCGGGGAATTTGGAGGGAAAACCCCAATATACTGTATAAGAGCGTCCTCAGCTAAAACAAAGGGATAAGATTGTGCAATTGGCTTTTCCCCAGCCTTAGATTGAGTATCCCCAATGTCTTCCGGTAAGTGGATTTGCGTCATTGTTGCCCCCATACTAAAGATGCGGACACGGTGGCACTACTTCCAGTTAATAGGGTTGCCACGACGTACAAGGTATCACCGGGGGTATTCGTTCCCGCTTGTGCCTCCCTAGCTAAATACTCTCTGTTGTAGCTGAATATGTCCGTTAAATTAATAGTTTGCCCATCATTTGTCCCGCAGTAAAATGTTCCACAAACTTTACCTGTACCTGCTGTTACCGTTCCTAAAGTTGTCGCGTTGCTTATACCACTCAAATCACCTGCTGTGGGTGTGGGAAAAGCGTTACCTGTGACAGTAGGGTTTTTAACTAAACTAAAAGCCACCTGTGCTGTTGAACTTATGGAAAGTTGCAAAGGATATGCTCTTAATTGATTGGGAGTGTTTACAGAGGTGGCAGTAATAGTATTTGTACTGCTAGTAATGTATGGCTTAATTTGGATTGCCATAATCGGGGTTGGGTTAGTATTGGAAAGTGAGATAACTTGAGAAGCTGCACTGTAGATTTCTACAGGAGATGGATCTCCTGCATCAATACTAAAAGATGTCCCAAAAGTCGAAAGGAAAGCGTTGGCACTTGGAACTCCGACTGCATCAGCACGGCGATAAATCCTAAAAGTTAAAGGTTTGTCAGGATTCTTTAAAGAGGGAAACTGTAAAGTGTCTCCAATTGGAAAACTGTGCATTCTTACCCATCTTGGTTGTCCAGGTTTAGGTGTTTTGTTCAGCGGAACATAAGCCCAAAAATCTGCACCAGACGCACCGTACCAGCTATATCTAATTCTAAACATCGTCAGGTTCATCACCGACAATGCGCTATTGTGCAAGCTTAGTTTGTAGCCTGTGGAGGTAAGATTACCGTTAACATCAACCGCGCCAGTTAATGAGCCGTCCAATCTATTTCCATTTAGAGGGAAATCCCCGTATCCACTGGCGGTAGAGTTACTTATTTCTACTATTTGTTCGTAGGCGTTAACATCCATCAAATCGTTATGCCCAGCGAGGTAAGGAATTTGTTCTCTACTTAACAAACCGGATGTTTCACCAGAAGATGTTCTTCTGAAGGCAAATAATTTATCCTTCCCATTTTCGTAAACTACCCGAAAGCCGTAACCGTCAAAACTGTCGAATGCGCCGTACTCAATAACTACATTTTCGTTAACAACGCCTCTAGAACATTGCACGCCGTAAGAGCAATCCATAGACCGCCCAGGCTGGTAGGGGAAGTTTATTTTAGTTTGTAAACTTGCATAAGTTCTAGCAAAAGCACCGTTAGCAATTGATAGTTTAGCTGCACTTTTAGCACTATCAAATTGAACTTTACCTTGGGCATTTGAATCTACTCTTGTTGCCCAAATCTTGTCGTCAATACCATAACGCCTAACGTTGGCAAATAATAGTTGCGGTATTCCGAATCTAGGATTACCTAGTAAATCTTGCTTAATCTCTGATGCACCCTCATAGGCATCAAACACAGCTATAGGCGGATGGTCTGTTGCCTGAACCACAGAAATAGAACTAGCTGAAGGCTGTTGTCCAGGTTGTAAGGGTACTGAACGACCTACGGTAACATCTGCCATAATTAAACTCCATCACTCCAATGATCTGTTAATGTGCAATTGCCTTGAATTAGTCTGATTGTGTATCCGTCCGATTGTCTGCAAATTACGTCATAGCCGTAATTGCCAGACTCCAGGAATTGAGTATCAGCCGGGTCTATTGCAAGTATGAAACTATTGAAAGCATGAGTCCCAAACCAGGCGATCGCTCCACTGGGAATAGCTACAGATAAAGCCGTGATTGTAATAGCAGTAGCACCTGCCAACGCCGCCGCCGTAAGTGTGGCACTACCTATGTATTGCCAACCATCAGATGTGCGAGTAGCAAAGTTCAATGTTGTACCCGAAGGCATCGGTACGGATAATGCACTGACGGTAACGGATGTGGCATTAACAGCCGCATTAGCCGCAGCAATTACCACGCTTGCACCAATGGTGGCTGTAGCACCGGAAGAAATGGCTATAGCCAAAGCGGATATGTAGGCAATAGTTGAGCCTGGCGTTAAATCTGCCGTAAGGGTAACTGGATCTGCTACGCCGCTATCGTTAAAAATGATGGTTGTTCCACTGGGAATAGTCCTGGTAATATTGGCTACGCTTAGAGACGTTGCACCAATGGACGCTGATGCGGTTAAGGTGACTGTGATATTTGGCAGGTAGGGTATGGCAGTAAATGAGGTTAGGGAGAGCGATCGCACTAAAACCCGACCTTCGTTAATTGTTCTGGTAGCCGTTCCCGATGCAATGATTTGGGAGTCGGTGACGGCGATCACCTTAGAGCCTGTAATACCTGAGCCTTCTAGGGTAACTAAGTCCCCAATGCGGACCGGCAACAAATCCAGAAGTTGCGCTTTGTTATCTATGGATGGGTAGCGTTTGACTTGAATGGTGCTACCGCTAGTTGTGGCTGCACCCGTGAAGCCTGTTAATAGATTGTATCCTGGAGATAATCTGCGAATCTCTGCAAATATCAGACAGCCGCGTAGGTCTAAGTCGTAATCAGTGACAGCAATGGAAAATTGCGCTGATTCACCCTTTTTTAACTCTAGGTCTAAGGATTGGGTTGCAAATTGGGGTGTTAGGGTGGTAATCAAGTGAACCTCGCTAAAATACTTAGCTTTGCTTTCATATATTTTACATCACCATTATTAATGGAATCTTTTTAAGATATGCAAGGATGTTTGATTGTTGATAATCGTTGATTTTGCCTCCGTATCTTCTAAATATTTTTGTTTTTCTGCTTTTAGTGCAGCTATCTGTTCTTCTAGATTTTTAACATAAGCCATTGAGATGCGATTAACGCCCCTGACTTCATCAAAGGTACAGTCTTCATTGGGGATAATCCAATGTTCTGTAGGATAAAACCCAGCATTGACATCCAAGGAATAATCAACCAAATACAAACCTTCTGCTGGTGTGGGAGCTAGTTCTATTTCTAATGGTTTTGAGAGGTCATAGGCAGAGATGCCAGGTTTTGCTCCAATGAAATTAATGTTAGGTTTGAGCCTCACAAATCCAGTATTTATGTGTAAAGTTCCCGTGATTTTTACCATATTAGCTCCTGATTCTATTTACTGAAGGAAAGCCACCAAATCTTAGCGTATTACCGTGGTATTGTTTGCAAGCATCTAGGTCTTTTCTACAGACTCTATTTGCTGCTGTGGTCGGGTTGCCAGAAATATCAAAATGGATATTGGTTGGTGCTTGACAATTCTGGTCACTAAGTTGCCATTGACAACGCCTGGAGTAGATTCTAGCTGGCATTTTTTTTCTTTCTAATGAGTAGGGAGTGAGAGAAAATGTAAATTGATTTTGATACTCACCAGTGTATTGATTGACTCTTAGATTTAATTCATAAAACTGGGTAGAATCTGCTGTTTGATTACCATCTAAAAACATTGGTTGAGTGCGTTTAACGTTTACGTCTGCACCAATGACAATGTAGTTATCAATTACATCCCCTACTATCCCAGATATATCTGACATGATTAAGGACGCACGGGCTTCTACACTTTCGCCTGATTTGCTAAAGCTACTAATTTTACAAGGAAAACCTTGGTAGGAGACATTACCAAAACTAACAGTTCCATAGTTACAGATTTTCACGTCAAAATCTTGGCTCTTGATGTTAATTAAGTCTATAAATATTTCCGTGTCTAATGACTGAGAATTAGATAGTAAGCTCATATTATTTTTGCTCAACAAATGTTGCGGTAATCTGCCATAAATAAGGGCTTTGCTGAATTACACTCCACTTATCACAAATGTATTCTTTGTAAGGAAAAATATCCAGGGGTCGCCACCTAAACCTAGTAATTCCTCGGTAGGATACAAATAAAGAAATAATATTGTTTTTTGTGGCTGTATCTAAATCGGGAATTATTATTTCATGATTATCTCTAATTGAATTAGGTGCTATTGCTGTAATTCCGTATCCGTCGCCTAATTTAGTGGATTGTAATTGAATTTTTGCTTCTCTACTAAATTCCCATTTAATGGGAGGTAAAAGTAATATTGGTGCTGGCATTTTATTTAAAGTAAACAACGTTGTGATTATACAATTTCTGTAATTCTTGCAAATCCATTAGCAGCACTCCAAATACCTCTGATTTCCCCTGAATAATCATCTCCATTTAAAAACAAAGAAGATGGAGTATTGCCTACCTTGGCAGCTAAAAATAATGAATAATTTGTTGTACTTGCTGCACTAGCATTTAGGGTTACATATAAATCTGAGGTTGAATCATTTAAAATTATTACTGTTTTTCTATTGTTATTTGCAGTTAATAATGTTACAGACGTTGCGCTACTGGCTACGTTTGTTATAGTTGATGTTGCTGCAAAAGCGGGGGTGATTGACAAAGAAGCGGAGGATGTTTTTGTACCCAATGATGACGGGATTTTGGTATCAATACTTGCTAGTGATGTATTCCCAGTGGTTTGATTTGCAGAGGTGGCTGCACCAGTTGGTAAACTAATTATGCCTGTAATATTAGTTAGCGACCCTATGTTATTAGTACCAGCAGCTAAAGTAGGTAAAGTGGCTAATGATACAGGTTGTGTTACCCCACTTCCATCTACCAGTAGTCGAGTAGCTGTAACAGTTAAATTACTGGGTAGCTTAGTATTAATACTAGCTAAGTTACCACCTGATTCAAGTGCCAATGCTGAAGTATTTAGATTAGTTCCGGCATTGGCTGTAAAGCTAGTATTAGTAAAGGTGAGACTGGGTGCAGTGCCTATGTTGAAAGTAGGTGTGCCTGTTATGCCTATATTCCATGTCCCTTGCTGAACTGCGGTAAATCTGGGAATATAAGGATTAGCAAATGTCCCGTCTCCAGTTGCTTCTCTGTAAGCAGTTGCTCCTGTTACGTCTATGTATGGTTGAGGCATTTAAAATTCTCCTGTAAAAACTGTAAAATATTGGTTGCTTGCATCGGCTGTTGCTTGTGCTGATGACGCGGACTCAACATATGTGCTTATTTTGTTGTTAGTTGTAATTGCGGCTACTCGCACAAAAAAGAACCCATTACCTACGTTTTCCCACCTAGTTGATAATTCTGTAGTAATTTGTGCGGCAGACCATTCAGATGTTTGCCCTCTCTTTATTTCTACTTTGTATCTATCAGTATACGGCTCTTCTATAGTAGCACCATTTACTATTTTGGTTGGGCGTTGCCATGATGCTATTAATGTGTAGCTGATGATGTTGCCATAGGTAATTTTTAACAATTGACATGAAACATTTACGGGTGGTGGCGCAATCACCGGAAGTCTCGCCACGGGAACAATTGCGGGGATTCTTATGCCCGATTCAATTTGAGTATAGTAGTCGGCATTGTAAGTTTTTGCGGTGATATCGAAGAGGTTTAAATTATCTTCTACTGGATTAACTTCTGTAATCCGATAAAGTTGAGTTTTGTTGATAGTATCTATTATTTGCCAGGGTGATTCAGGTGCAGGTAAAGTTGTTAGAGGTGTAGTTAAATTAATCTCTGTAAATGTTCCTGCACCGTTGCTGATTATTCTTTCTATAACTGTTTCATCAGGTAATGTTAACAAAATCTTTTTAGTTGCGCTTGCTGTTAGTGCTATTGGCGAATCAATTGTTATTTTAGTCGTGGTTGCTGCTGAAACTAAACCACCAATTCTAACTCTATTTTTAGCACTATCAGCAACTTGAATTACATCGCCAGGTGAAAAGAACATTGCCCTTGTCCTCACTCTACAGGTAAGGACGATATTGTTAGGCTGTGACCCTAAAATAGTTCTCCTTCCTGACCTAATGGCAGCACCTCTGCGAGTTTCACCCAATAAAGCATACTCTTCTACTTGCACTCCATAGCGTTGAATGGCTGGGATATCTTCTACTATTTCTGGTACTAGTTCCC